ATGGCAAGCATTTTCACACACAAAGACGGCTATCGCGCCCAGGTAAGGCGTGTCGGTCACGAGACACAATCCAAAGTCTTCGAGAGAAAAGTCGACGCACAAAAGTGGGCGCGCGAGATCGAGGCCGCGATCGATAAAGGCAACTTGGTAGCGCCTGGGCATCGCGTTACGTTCAGTGCGCTTGCAGAAGCCTATGAGAAGAACGTCGAGTGCAAGGGCTCAAAGGCATCTGCGCTCAAACTGCTGAAGGCTGGGTTTGGCAAATGCCGCCTGCCGGAGATGACACCCGACCGCATCATCAAGTTCTCCAAGGGCCGGGACGTCAGCCCGGTCTCCAGGAACGGAGATCTGGTCTACCTAAACATGGTGATCCAGCACGGCGGTGTATTTGCCCAGGTGCCGGCGGGGGCATTGGTGGCGCCCCAGGTGTCGATAAAAACCGCGATGATATCGCTCAAGCACATGGGGCTCATCCAATCCAAATCGAACGAGCGCGATCGCAGGCCAACTCACGACGAGCTCGAGACGATGTTTGAGCACTGGCGGGGGAGCAACCACTTGGAACTCCCCATGCAGGAGATCTGCCTGTTCCTGATCGCGACAGCAATGCGACGGGCTGAAATGTGCCGCATAAGGTTTACGGATTTGGAAGAATTTGATCGCATGTTGACCATTCGGGATAGAAAGCATCCAACCAAGAAGAAAGGTAATCATCAAAAAGTTCCGCTAGTAACCGGGCATTTCAAATGGCAAGGCCGGGAAATCGATCCACTAAAGATAATCAAGAACCGTCGTGAATACGCAAACAGCGACACCGATCGAATATTTCCCTTCTTACCTGCATCGATAACCAGCAATTTCGTTCGCACGACCAAGTTGTGCGACATCGATGACTTACGACTTCACGATCTTAGGCATGAGGGGGTTAGTTTGTTGTTCGAACATGGATATCAAATACAAGAAGTTGCTTTGGTTTCCGGGCACTTAGACTGGAAACAGCTCAAGCGATACACACAACTCAAGCCAGCGTCGCTGCACAAAAGAACATTTGGGTAACAGAAAAGATACCTATTTATATCTTGGATCTAGGTATATTTTCGATTAATATCCCTAGATCGAGATATCCCGCGGAGTGTTTTCAATGTCAGAAAACGTGCCGGACCAGGACGCTGATCTTGGTCGAGAGCTGCGTACTAAGATGGGGCTTTTCACCCCAGAAGAGCTTGCAGCGCTGCTGAAAGTTGAAGATCAGACCCTGGCGCTCTGGCGCCACAAAAAGCACGGTCCCGACTTCATCAAACTTGGCAAGCGTGTGTTCTACCGACGTGAGGATCTCACGGAGTGGATGGCTAGCAATATTGTCCTAACAAATCGCACCGTCATGCCTGAAGGTGCGTGAATATTGGACGACGACCAGCCTGACGTGGTCTCGGTAAATCGGCAGAGCGGCCTCGTCATCTTCGATAACGGAGAGGCGTTCGAGGTCACGCATTGGATCGATGAGTTCGGCGAGGAGTGCGATCCTGAAGACGCCGTCATGGCGGTGTCGCCGGCGCCCAACGGCCTCTGGGCCGACATCGACCTTACCTTCCTCAGTAACTTCACGGTGCATTGATGGATGACGTTATGCCGGCCGACGCCGATCAAGAGAAGAAAATCGTGACCATTCGGCCGGGAATGGCTCCCGTCGTGCAGTTTGGCGATCCGAATCCAGAGCTTGTTGAGACTTTGGAGCGGATGCTCGTCGAGGCTAAGTCGGGTCTGCTGGTGGGCATGGCTTACGTTGTATCGACGTCAGATCTTCGGTCGAAGACCGGCTGGATCAACACCAGCACCACATCCGACTCTCTCGGGTCTGGGATACTTACACTGGCGTTCCGTTATGGCCAGGATACCGCAGGCTAAGTCCAGGCCGCGGAGCTGACGCGCTGCCGCAAGTGCGCCCGGCTGGGGCGCCGCAAGTGCGCGCTGATCATCCCCACCATGCCACCATGAGCCGCCAGGCAGGCGTACTGCAGGGCATCGGCGATGTGGGAGAACTCATTCTTCTCCGGTGCCGGCTTCAGCTGTCCGCTGCGCATGCGCGCAAAACGATACCCGCCGCTTAGAGCTCTTATCAGGCGCGGGCACCGTGCTTTATCGATGATGATGGCCGGGCCGCCGTCGGCCTGGCGCTCGAAGAACGCCTCCACGGCGCGAAGGCGCGCATCGACGTTGTTGGTTGAGGCGGGGAAGGCCATGAAGCCCATCCGCTTCATGACGTCGAACGTGGTCTCTTCATAGATCGTGGAGCGGTCGCGGCCGGCGGGATCGCCGACAACAGCAACCGGCCGTCCCATATAACGCTCGTCATACAGAGCAGGGCGCAGCGCGCGCTGGATGTGCAGCTCCAGGCCAATGTCTTCGGCCACTACCTCCTGCAGGATCAGGAGCCGGCCTTTGTGATCGAGCTGGGTGATGATGGAGCAGGGGTCGCGGCCGAAGTCCTGGCCTACGATCAACGGGTGGCCGTGGACCGGCATGACCTCGTCGACCACATGGAACGACAGCTTGAAGCTCTGGCGGAACACCGCGGAGCCAGAGGGGTCGTCGCCGTACTGCGCGTGGACGTAGCGCTTGACCCAGTCCTCGCCGTGGCCTTCGAGAAGGTTCTTATAATACACGCGGCCGCGCGCCCGGCGCACAGGGTCGTCCGGAGGGAGCTTCAGCGTCTCGGGGTTTTGCAGCAGCCACTCGAGGTTTTCGGCGTCGTCTTCCATACCGCCAGGCTGAATCCAGCGCTGCCAGGTCGACGGCGTCTCGAGCTCCATGAGCCGGTGCCACTCGCTGCCGATCGATGGCATGTTGGTGTCGCCGATGACGCCGTACCAGGTGGCGCCGCCGTCCGCCGCCGACGGATAGCGGCCGCAGCGACCGAATATAGGCCCGACCAGGCCGGCGTCGATCTCGATGCACTCGGACATCCACGCGCCGGTGAGCTGCGACGACAGCAGGCGCTTCTGGTCTTCAGGATCTTCGAGCGGGATGAGCACCCACTCCGACTGCACGTCGCCAACGCGGATGTAGATCGTGTTCTCGCTGACGCGATAGTCAGCAATGCCCTTCATCCAATAGAGGATATCTTTGAGTACGGTTTGTTTGAGCTGAGAGAGCGTCTGCCGCACAATGGCAAAACGCGTTCGCCGAATGCCGTCAGGGCCTTTGTGTTGCTCACACGCGCGCCTGAAGAGCTCCCAGATACACGCCGTGGTCTTGCCGGAGCCTACGGGGCCGGCGATGATCCTGATAAGAGCCGTGCTCCGCATGAAGCGGGCGCAGGTCGGCGGCGCGTCGTACTGGAGCTCCATCAGCTCTCCTGCACAACGGTCGCCTCGATTACCTGGGAGGTAACGACGGGCTTATCGATACGGATCTCTTTATCCGCGCCGAGGTTGATCGTGATTGAGAAACGCTCTGCGGCGTTGGCGTTTTCGTCTTTCTTGCTGTCGGCGCCGGAGATGCGCGCCAGCAATTTACCGGCTTCGACTTTGGCGGCGAGGCTCTCGCGGCCGTCGTGCATGCGCGCGTATAGCTCGGGTATCCACTCCTCGAGTGCGGCAGCCGATTTAATTTTCAGACGCTCGGTCGTCGTCAGCGCGCTGTTCCAGAGCGCGGTCGCTTCCTCAAGCGCGCTTTGAAAACGCTGAGTAGTCTTGATTGATTCCCATTGAGTAGTATTGATGTTGTTTGAAGTAAGTATAGTTTCAAGCGATACAATATCCATCGCTATCTCGCGAGCTAGCGTTAGAATTAGCTTCTCCGAAACAGCGTATTTCCGAATATCTGCCACGCCTGTACGCACTCCACGCCAAAATAATACTTGTCAATGGCAAGGTTAATATATTATGGAACCTGAGTTCGTCTAGTGTGGAGTTGTAATGCTGGCGTCAGCGCCTGCATCGTCTGGGTTTCTGAGAGTTGTGCCGCCGGCGCACTTGACAGCCAATATTCAGGCTGAGGACGACGCGCGAGCCAAAGCTCAGGACGCCGCCGCGTCCGAGCCGGTCATGACGAGCCTGGCCGGGTACATCCGAAATCAATACACCGCGTTCCAAAATCACCGTAACCAGCCCAGCGGTGGCTGGTCAGAGCGGTTGCTCTCCGCGCTTCGCACATTCAACGGTCAGTACGACCCGACGCAGCTCGCCGAGATCAAGCGATTTGGCGGCTCTGATGTGTATGCGCGCATCGTCGCTATGAAATGCCGCGGCGCTTCCAGCTTGCTTCGCGATGTGTATCTCGCGCCCGATCGCCCCTGGGGCCTGCAGGCGCCGGCCGACCCAGACATCCCGCCGGAAATTCTCGGCAATATCCAACAACTAGTGCAGTCGGAATCGAACGATCTCGCCAATATGGGGCAACAGGTCGACGTCAATACGATACGCGATCGCGCTGTCCAGCTCACCGAGGCTGCGCGTAAAGCCGCGAAGAAACGCGCTGCGAAACAGGCGCAAGTCGCCGAAGAGAAGATCGACGAGATCCTCCAGGATGGTGGCTTTTACAAAGCTCTCGCAGAGTTTCTAGTTGATCTACCGCTGTTTCCTTTCGCTTGTATGAAAGGCCCGACGGTTCGCATTGTGCCGACGGTGAAGTGGGAAGGCGGTCGCGCGGTCACTAAGAGTGAACCGCGGATGTTTTGGAGCCGCATTTCGCCGTTTGATATCTGGTGGACGCCCGGCGTCGCCGATATTGAAGACGCCGAAGTCATCGAACGCAGTCGCGTCACACGCGCCGACCTCAACGATCTGCTCGACCTGCCTGGCTACAACGAAGCCGAAGTTCGCGCGGTCCTTGATGAATATGGCCGCGGCGGTCTCGTTGAGGACTGGGACACCACGGACAGCGAGCGCGCTACCCAGGAGAACCGCGAGAATCCGATCCTGAATCGCTCCGGTTTGATCTCGTGCCTCGAGTATCATGGCAATGTCCAAGGCCGCATGCTGCTCGAGTACGGCATGTCGAAGGAGCAGATCCCCGACGAACTGCGCGATTACTTCGTGCAGGCGTGGCTGATCGGCCGGCATGTCTTGAAGGTGCAGCTCGCGCCGTCGCCGCGCCGGCGCCATCCATACTATGTGACGTCGTTCGAGAAGGTGCCAGGTACTCCCGTGGGTAACGGCTTGCCGGATATCCTCCAAGACATCCAAAGTGTCTGCAATGCGACGCTCCGCTCGCTTGTCAATAACCTGTCGATCTCGTCCGGCCCGCAGGTGACTGTCAACGACGATCGCCTAACGCCCGACGAGAGTGGCGAAGATCTCTACCCCTGGAAGCGCTGGCATGTGACCAGCGACCCCATGGGCAACAACACCCAGCAGCCGATCAGCTTCTTCCAGCCACTTTCGAACGCGCAGGAGCTGCTCGGCGTCTACAAAGAATTCCTCACCATGGCCGACGAGCCGCGCTGTGGCCGATCAGATGCGTGGGCAGGTGGTCCACCACAATACCACGTTTCAAGCGCTGCCCTCCAACTGGGACGCGCTGTCTAACTTCACAATCAGCAGCGGCCGCTTGCTTCCAACAGGGCCTGGCTCGCTGACGGATTACGCCCGCACGGCAGACTATCAGGAGCATGATTACCAGGAGACGACATTCCAGTTTGATATCCTCGATGTAAATTGCGTGTTCGGCCTCGCGTGGTGGCAGCAGTCCTACCCTGGCCAGTTCAAGGGTATGGTGCTGCTGTTTGACGGGACAGCCGGTGCATCTGCTTGCGTCATCAAGGCAGCCAAGTTCGATGGCAGTACGGCGCTAAGTGGGTTTCGCACCTTCACCATCCCATGGACCGTTGCTGCGGGCCGGCACACCTTGCGCTTTGGCAAGAGGCGGAACCAGCGGATATTCACCTTCGCGGACCAGCGGCAGAACAAGTTCTCGCAGCCCATGGAGATGAACAATTCCTTCGACATCGCTTACGCGTATGGAAAGATCGGCATTATCAACGTGTCTGGCGACAGCACGAAGTGGAAGGGTGTTGCGTTCCGCCATGCGGGACTTTGTCAGTCGTCGCCTCACTTGGCTATCCTCGGCGACAGCATCTCATCGAACAGTGGCGGCGTGATGAGTGGCCTTGGGGATGCTCTATGGACCCGAGAGATCGACAGGCGGCGCGGCAAGGGCGATATGATGCTCACGGCAATGGGTGGCGAAACTAGCGCGGGCGCGTTGGCCCGCTTCGATGGCGAGTTCCGAAACTTCACCCCGAAAAACTGGCTGCTGGCTTATTGGCAGAATGACTATCCCGGCACTCTCGCGGCATGGCGGACCAACATTCAAGCTCTTATCACGAAGATCATCACGAAGACGCCGAACGCTCAAATTTATATGACGACGGTTACGCCGAACCCTGCGGCCCAATCCAGTGTGGACACAAGAAACGCTGATATTCGGGGCGGCTATTTCGACGCAACGGCAGGCTTCCCGATCCGTGTCATCGAGTTTACCAAGCGTCTCACGGCGGCTGGCGACGATACGGCGTGGAACTTAGCCAACAGCTTCGACACGATCCATCTGACGCCGGCTGGTAACCAGATCATGGCCGATGCAGTGGAGGCTGATGCGCCTGAGTTGATCCATGGCTGATTCATCGGGTTTCCCACATTTCTTGGTCGTCTTTCCGCTCTTCGTCGGTCATCCCTCGATACTCCCATGTCCACGAGAGCAAATTGAGCCGGCGAAACACCGGGTGGGGTCCGGCACGGTAAATGGACCATCTGTCCAGCAGCAGAAGGCGCGCGAGGCAGCGCAAAATGAGCATGTCCAGGCCGCCTTCAGCTTGCGAGTTGAAAGACGACAAGAACAGCCATCAACCCGGCCACGGCGGCAAAAACTAATCGCTCCCGAGGCGGAAACCTCAAGATCTTGGTGCAGGCAAGGACTGCGCACACAATGCTGATGAAGGCAGGAATTATTATAGCCAAGGCAGACGCAACAGCGTCCCCAACTGTCCCCATGTTCGTCATCCCCCCCGGTTGACGGCGTAGACACAAAACTGTCGTAACCCGCAACATGTAGACGACGGGGCTATTAATTGCAATCCCCATCCACTGCCCTACTCATTATTTACTTAGGAGGTAATGTTGAATACTGAAGCCAATATCAAAATTCCCCCGGCTGTAGCGGCAGCGTCGGCGCGAGCTGATGAGTTGCATAAAAGCATCTATGCGTCAGAGACCACCACTATAGATCCACCTGCCGCAGAGGGGGAAGAGCAGCCGGCACCCATTGTGATGGAAGATCCTCCGAACGAACCGCTGGCTCCCGAACCGCAGCTGGATGACACCACGCAGAATGATCAGTCCTGGGAGCGCAAATATAAGTCGATGAAGGGCCGGCATGACCGCGCCACGACTGAAATCTCCACGCTGCGCAATCAACTCGACAACGTGCTTGGCGAGCTCAACGTTTTGCGCGAACAGATGATGACGGCGCCGGCACCTACGCCGAGCGACGATTTTTCTTTCGACGTCGATGATGGTGCCGGCGTCGCCGACGAAAGCGAGTACGGTCAAGAGTTCATGAGCGCTGTCGGGCGCCGCGTGAAGAAAGAGATCGCGCCTGTAATCAACCGATATGAATCGCAGATCAAAAGCCTTGAAGCGAAACTCAACGGCGTCGGCCAGCAAGTTGTCTTGTCGAAGCGTGAGAAGATGCTTCAGACGCTCGACGAAAGACTTCCGAATTGGCGTGAAGTAAATAAAGATCCTGAATTTCTTGACTGGCTAGACTTGCCAGATCCTTACTCTGGTGCTATACGCCAGGAATTGCTGAAGGCAGCATACGAGCAGAACCATACTCCTCGAGTGCTGAACTTCTTCAACGGCTTCCTCGCTCAAGAGGCTGCCCTGAGTCCCGCAAGGCAAGAGCCGCCAGCCGACCCGGCAACGTCCGATAGGCTCCCGCTCGAAAGCCTCGCCGCACCCGGCAGAGCCAAGGCTGCTGCGACCCCCCAGGTCCCCGCAGAGAAGCCCATCATCACTCGCGCCCAAGTAGCTCGGTTCTACGCAGATCTCACCGCCGGCAAGTACCGCGGTCGCGATCAGCAGAAAGACCAACTCGAAGCCATGATCTTCGAAGCACAGCGAGAGGGGCGCGTCAGGTAATCGTTCCTGATGGAGCCTTGGTAGTATGTCATTTCCTGTTGCAACGGGTGGAACCACCCCGGCAATCTTCCCCACTGGTGCCTCTACGCCGTCGCCTGCCTATTCCGGTACGTTTATTCCGGAGATCTGGTCGGGCAAGCTCATCGAGAAGTTCTACGCCAGCACCGTTCTGGGCGCGATCTCAAACACCGACTACGAAGGTGAGATCAAGAACCAGGGCGACAAGGTCAAGATCCGCACGAAGCCGACGATCACGATCAGTGATTACAAGGCCGATGGCGCCCTCGCTCTGCAGCGCCCGACTGGCACCGTCATCGACCTGCTTATCGACAAGGGTAAGTATTTCAACACCATCCTTGACGATGTCATGGAGGTCCAGTCCGACATCAATATGATGTCGACGTGGTCCGATGACGCCGGCGAACAGATGAAGATCGTCATCGATACCGACGTTCTCCTCGGTCTGGTCAGCCATGACGAGAGAGCGCGGCGTGCACCACGGCCCCTGCTTGTCCGGCACGCCATCCGAGAACACGATCTGCGGGTTCTGATTGGCAAACGTGATGACCGTGGGGTCGACACCGTGCGAGAATGCCCAGTCCTCCCAGCTCTGCAGGTCGTCCGTGATGTTGATCTCGGCGCGGCGGTTGATCACAAAATCAAACGATTTGGTGACGCCCGAGCGGTCCTTCGCGCGGTTGGTCGCCGCGATGACAGACCAGCCGTCCGGCAGCTTCCACGGGCCGAGCTGGCGGTTCAACAGCAGCTCCGCGCTGGCGCGCTTGACGTCGGCTTCGCCCTGACCGAACTCGTCCAGGAACAAGATCCCGCGCTCGAACTGGTCGACGCGCTTACCGTCGACGGTAAGCATCCACGGCGGCATGGTGAATTCCGACACCTTCACGCCATCGCGCATGCCCGGCACCATGTAGCCCATCAGATCCGACGGGGTCATGGTCGCCAGGAAGCAGGTGGCGAAACCCCACTGCTTGCCATCGCGCTTCGACAGCGCGGCGATCGTGTCGCGCACGAACTCCGACTTGCCGCGGCCGGGCGCCGACACGAGCTCGATGGACACACCGCTATCCAGCAGCGCCGGGATGCGGCGCTTCAGATCATTGAAATGCATAGGTTATCTCCGTGGGTATCATGGGTTGAGAGAAAGCAGCTGGTGGGCTGCTATTCCGCGTAATCGACATCCTTGGTCATCACGACGGAATTCCGGGCTTTGAGCACGCGTCCCTGGGACTGCGGCCCGAGCGTGTCATAGACAGCTCGCGAAACGAGGAGGAGGTTGTGATCCTTGTCGAGCTGGGCGGCGACACCGCGCGGCAGCTCATCGACGAAACGGATCAATCTTGGAATGGGCTCGGTGAGACCGTAGTCAAGCTCAGGCGGCTTGCCCCACAC